GTTGCAAAAGATAAATTTCCTGCTCCGTCTGTAACTAAAGCTTGGTTTGCAGAACCATCCGCTGTTGGATGAGATAAACCATCGATAATAACTTTACCCGATCCGTCTGGAGTTATTGCAATGTTTCCGCCTGATGCTGAAACGATTGAGTTTCCATTAACGTCTAAGTTACCGCCAAGTTGAGGTGATGTATCGTCAACAACATCTCCGCCTGTTTGAACTTCTATAATATTTGGGTTAGTAGCGTCTGGTGAAGCTGAAGCCTGAACTATTGCTGTTTTTTTATTTGTAGTAGCAAAAGTGAACGAGCTACCAGATCCTGTCGCGTATTTAAACTCTACTGTGTAAGCTCCTGAAGTTGAATTTTTTAAAATGTAAAATGTTTCTACGTCATTAGGAATTGTAATAATTCTGTTTCCTGTAATTGTTCCTGTAAATTCTATAAATCTTTGTTGAGCTGTCCCTGTTGTAGCTCCGTCAGCTACTGTAAGAGCTTGTGTCCCTGCTCCGCCTGCGATTGAAAGTGTTGCAAAGCCACCAGTTAATTGAGCTATAAGATCTAAGTTAGCATTTGTTTTGTCACCCCACGTACCAGCGTTTTCGCCAGTTACCATTTTTTCTATACCAAGAGGTGTGTATGCTGATGTCATATTACTCCTATTTTAACAAAATTAAGCAGCTCGATCAACCTCAGTCCAAACATTATTCACACCAGGATCAATCTCACTCCATGAGGTTACACTAACCGAGCCAATATTTGCTGTCAACCCTATACCAGAAAGATCAATGTTTGCACCACCAGTTACAGATACTGATCCTATAGAACTATTTAATATCCCTGCTGTCGTTACTGGATATACAGCGACTGGATCTACCGTTCCTAGAGATATTGTGGCTGCTTGGCCCACAGCAATTTCTGTAGTTGTTTGCTCTAGAGTTATTGTGCCTAATGAAGACGTAGCTGCAATTCCAGTCACAGGCACTGACAATAAAGGCTCAGGAACAACCACACCAATAGAACTAGCAAGAGCAGAACCGCTTACTTGAACCTCACCGTCACCAGTGATTGCTCCTGCCACTGTTCCAATAGAACTTTGTAAAGGACTTTCTCCAACAAAAACAGTAACGTTACCATCAACTTGAATTGAATTTAAACCTTGTGTAATTGTTAAAAGACCTGCACCTGTTACAGATACACTTACATCAGTTTTACCTACTGCTGCACCAACTGATGATGTTAATTGTTGACCTGTAGCTTGAGCAGAGAATGTTTCGCCCCAAGCTCTGTTACCCCAGGCTCCTCGACCCCAACCTTGTTCAACTTTTGCATCAACTGAAACTGAACCTATACTAGAAGATAAAGATTGACTCGTAGCTAAAACAGATCCAGTGATACCCCAAGCACCTGAACCCCATTCAGCTCTTCCCCAACCATTTACAGAACCTGCGAACTCTAATGAGCCAATTGAAGATGAAAGAGAAATTCCTGTTAGTAATGGTGATTCTGAAATTTGTTCACCCCAAGTTCCTTGAGCCCAAGTGCCAGCACCCCAAGTATCTTGTGTAATATCCATGATACCGCCCATGCCGATTCCATGGTAATAACATAAATAATAAAAGTCTGTTTCTGAACTTGGTGTTATCTCAATGTATCTGGTTGTTGCTGCATTGAAATTTGTGTTGTTTGTGTAATCAGTTTGATTACTAGCTCCGTCTAGATAATAAGTTACACCTGACGAAATGATTCCAGAGGTGCTTGTGTTTGTAGAAAAAATTAACGGGTGACCATTGTTTGTCCCATTACTTTGATCAAATCGTAATGTACCGCCTTTTACCCAGCTTACTGTGCCAGGCCCTGTAGAGTTTCTAATACCATCTAAATAATAGACGTTACCAGTTCCGCCTCCGTAGAGGCTCCCCGATGCTACGGTTACGTTATAAGTGTAATTTGCCATAGCATCGGCTCCCTCCTAAATTATGCGATTCTTAATATTGCTGCGCTCGTTGTAAATGCTGGAAACTGAATTGTAAAAGTTCCTGCTGTTGCAGTTTTATCTCCACCAAAATCTAACACAGCTACAGCTGGATCTCCTGATGCAGTATCGTTATAAATTAGGGCACCTCTTGCAGTCAAAGTAACTCCAGTAAAAGACAAATCAGAAAAGTCAGTGATTGCAGTGTTCGTTGCAATTGACGTTCCAGTGTTTACTAAAGCTTTACCGCCTGATGAGTAACCTGATGAAGATACTTCGTTACCAGTTGTAAATGATGTTGTTGATTTTCCCAAAGTCGCAGAGTTAGTGTACATTGCTAACTTGAATGTGTTTCCTCCACCACCTGATGTTTTAAAATTGTGCGTAGCTTCCAAAAGTTCTTTCTTGAAAGAATTGCATATTGCGTTAGTTGTTATAGCCATTTTATCTCCTTAAATTTATGGTGACGGTGAAGGTATTTTAATTCGAGGGACTCCACTGTCGTATTCTCCTCTTCTTCGTCTGCCCATTTGTTGCAGACCAAAAGCTTGTATGCTTTGATTATACCTCTCAGAATACAGTTTGTATAGATCTTCAGGTCCTTTTAAAAAACTGTAAGCCTCTTTAAGAACTCCATACAAAAGCATTGCCTCTTGATTGGTAGATATAAAAGTATTTGTTGTGCTGTTAAAATGAGGCGGATCTTTAATATAGTTTATTTGGATTTGAAACGCAGCATTTGGAGTTGGTGCAAGCAAGATATTGTTTTGGTCCCAATCAGCATAATATTTGGGAATCCCTGTAACTGTCTCATTAGGAGCAAATTCAGCTATAAAACTTGTGTCTTTTTTCTCCAAAAAATCTCTTATATTAGAACTTATTATTTGAACAGATCTTAATATTAAATTATCACTTGGCATTGAAACATACCTATTGCCACTTGTTGTTGTTGAGTTTGCATATTTTCTTAAATCATCGTAATCAACTTGACCCGCTATGTCTAATTCAGTATTTCGGATAAATTGATCTAATATAGAATCAGATAAAACATTACTGTCTACTTCGGTGTAATTTCTTACTTGAGTTAAAAAATTTGTATAAGTTATAGCCATTATGAAATACTCACAGTTACTGATCCAATACTTGCAGAAGCTTCTCTTCTTCTATTTTGTAAAGACGGATCTCTCGGTTGCATAGTTTGTAAAGATGTCGTTATCCCATTGCTCGTTACTTCCGTTTCAAAGGTTTCAAAAGCAAAATCACCAGGTAATGTTAAATTAGCTATTCCAACAGATGTCCCACCAGAGTCTGCTAAAGTAATATCATCCGATGCAACAATTTTAGGTTGTTGAAATCTCATAGGTCTAACTTTTTGTAAAGCTATTGCATCAGCAGTGACTTTCTTTCTTCTAATCTGTGGGTGTTTTTCTTCATACTCAGATATATGTACAAATGATCCGTTCCATTCTGTTATCATTTCCTGATATGGAAAAGCTTGTCCACTTCTGTCTGATATAGCTTTTGATCTAGTTCCGTTTGCGTATTTAGCCATTATGATACATTTGGAAAGTATGACTGAGGTGAGATATATAATGATGTTCTCTGCCCGTCTTCTTCCAAAGCCCTTTTTATTTCGTCTTCGTAAATTAATTTCATAGCTTGTATTCTATCAGGTGCTTTTTTCATTGCTAAATAATATGCAAGTCCAGCACACATACATGGTAAAAATCTATAAACAACATCTGCCTGTTGACCATTGTAAGCTGTGGCATCCTGGATTCTATTTATTGTATAAAATTTTAAAGTAGTGAACGTTGAAGCATCAGGTGCTTGATATAAAAAGATTTGAGGTGTGGTTTGTCTATCAACAAAATATTGTGACGGTTGCCCAGTTGCTAATTTATTTGGTAAGGCTGCATAAGCAGATCTATCTATTTTAGTTAGAGATACGTCTTGAGTGTTTGCATTATTGGATGCAGCAGCAGTTGTTGATATGTAAGCTTCTAAAACATCGCTAACTGCAGCGTCAACTGCATATTGAGCTGTGCCAGCTACTAACGCAACTTCATTTAAGGATACTTTCCATAAATGCACTCCTCTATTACCCCAGTCTGAAAATAATAAATTTAAAGATCTTCTAGCAGTTTTTAAATCATAACCACCCATAGCTCTCTGACCACATCTTTCAAAAGCTTCGTTAATTATATCGTCTATATTTAAATCAAATGATGATGTACCTGATGTTGCCATAATTAAAATACCTTTTTAATTCTTATTCCGCCTTTTCCTTTTGAAGATATTCCAAGATCTACTTGGATATTATCTTTATAAATTCTACTATAGTTTATGTTAGGATCTAAATCCACCTTAGTGTCCTCAATCGCTGTTATGATATTATCACCTTTTTGTATTTTAGGCATATCAAAAGTAAACAGCCCAACACCAACTTTACCTTTTTTAAATTTTGGTTTTTTTACATCTCCACCAATATCACGTTTTAAAATAGTTTTAACGTTAGTTGGTTTTGGTCCCACATTGGCAACGGCCCGTTTCCTTGCAACGGCAGATCTTCTTTGACTTTCTGACATTCTCCTTGCTTTCGCTAGAGGCACGCATTTTGGATACTTCCGTTTTGCATCCGCACGTTGTTTCGATCTTCCACACTTTGCGAAAGAACCATCTTTTCGCTTGCTTCCAATATCTACCCATTTTTGTGCAAACCATTTTTTAAGCCCATTAGACATTAGATCATACCTTTATAATACTTCTCATAAGATTTATTAGAAATCTTTTTTCCATCAATTTCACTTTTGATGTATGAGCCAATATATGATCCCTCTTTAGCTTTCACAGTGCTTAAAGTTTTTGCTTGTGAAGCGTGAAGTTTTGATGCCTTTCTCAAAGCTGTAGCAACTTTGTTTACTTTAACTTGATCTCCTTTAGCATATTTCATCATACCACCCTTCATGGCTGGTTTTGGTCCTTTAAAATCTTTTCTTCTTACACCAGATGGGTCTTTAATTTTACCTGCACAAATTTTAGATGCGTAGGCATTAGCATATGCGCTTGGGTACACAGCGAACTTTCGCTTTGCTGCAGCTTTACCTCTAGGACATAATTTTGTCATTTTATTCTCCTTCTTTAGTGGCCACTTTGAGAGATGTTTTCTCCTTTTTGCGGTCGTACAACTTCTTCGATTGTATCACTTTCGGTCGGAATGTTCTAGACCTTACGGCTTTTGCGTATTTGTTTTTTGGCTTGATTTGCAATATTAACCACCTGGTTTTTTCCCATTACCTTAGCACGTTGCTCCATAACAGTTAATATCTGTATTTTTCTTGCAAAAGGTTTATTAATATTTTTAACTTTTCTTACAGTGGCTCTTGCATCGGATGGTGTGGCAAACTTTATACGAACAGTATCTTTAGGATTTTCATCTGTATACAGTCTTCTACCTGAACCCTTCGGTTTTTTTCCAGTGCCTATTCTAGGATCACCACCTTTAGAATATAATTTAACTTTCTTTTTTTCATCACGCGCACCTCGTAGTTTGCCCTCTATCTGTTTTGGTATTTGTGATCTTCCTATCGGCATTTTACTCTATCCATGGTTTATAAATTACTTTACCATCTTCCCTTAATGCTCGCAACGATTGATTTCTATTACTGTTAGTAGAATACGAACAATGTATCCAGCCAGAAGTCGGTTCATTATCTTTGTAAAATTCTAAAATGAGTTGGTCATATTCAAGCTCTGATCTAATCCATGTTGCTAAAGCTCTATTGTCTACACCTGGTATTTCAAAATCTGCTGCTGCTGCATTATCATCTGCCACATGTTGGCTGTTAATTGAACTTCCAATTTCTACACAGAGCTGAGCACAACGAAATCCTGAAGAAATAATTAATGGTTTATCAAAATGAGATCTTACAGGTTGTAATATATTTACAGCTAAAGCTTTTAAATTTTCAATTTGTGCTGGATTAGGATTGTTATTAATACCCTTCCTCTCAGCTACTTGGCTTTTGGTAAGTTCATCTAAGGTTATATTAGCCGTTAACTTCATAATATTTTAAAATTATATGCCAAACTAATTCTCATATTATCAGACTCATTCCTTGCAACAGAATGTCTTATATCTGATTTAAACATTATTAACTTTCCTGGCACTGGTGTAAAGTCCATACTTTGATAAGTATAAGGATTTTTTTTGTCAAAAAAAGGGGGCATTGTTCTTAATAAAGGACCATTTACTCTTAAATTTCCACAATTTTTACTTGTTTGTAGATAATAAATAGAAACTAATTGATCTTCAATGTGATCATGTTCTTCTTGATAATCTCCTGATTCGTAATAATTAATCCAACTGGAACCACAAATTATTTTAGTATTTTTATATCCTATGACATCTGCAAATTCACAAATATTATCATAAACAAATTTTGATATTATATTAAACTTTGGATTTAAGTGTATTTGATGAGTACCACAAGTATTGAATACGGGAGAGTGCCAGTTGTCACCTCCTTTTTTTACGTTTTTTTTAATCCTCAAACATTCATCAACATGTTCTTTTTCAATATCAGAATGTTGTTTATTAATTACTTCTCCAACTGGAGTAGCAAAAAGATTATGAATCATTTCTTTTTCTCTTCTATCTCATAGAAAAATTTATCAGTGTCCTCAGTTCTCCATTTACTCGTGTCTTCAACGTTCCATTCAGAAGTTTGCACCTTCCAATCTGGTATATTATCTTTTACTGTAAATGAAGGTATATCCCAAATTAATCTGTTGTTAGGTTGAGCAGCGTAATTACCATCATCTAATGCTAATACGTGAGCACACTTATGTTCATGTGGTATCTCTGAGTGATCTGTATCTAAAATATTTGGGTCAGGATGAGCAAAGTCTATAGTAAATAAGTATTTACCATGGTGCCATTTTTTATCTTTGCCTATATATTTTCCACTTTGTGCTTCTAAAATGTCCCAAGAATGAACAGCAGGATAATAACTAAAACAGTTCCATAAAACCAACTCATCAAGCCTACGTTTAGGAACATCATCCGCTTTAAATCCTCTTTGAATGAATGCACTAATCGGGAGACGGTAGAAGACAGCTCCATTTTCCATAATACAATGAAAAAGAGGACTACGCCCCGTAATAGCCGATATGCCGAAAATAATACAGTCTTCAACTTCTCCATGATGCTTTTTAAGATCATAAAGATATTCCCTTCTTATCTGTGCATACTCCACAGGTATGTTTGCATTCAAGTAACTCATTTATCATTTAATCCATACCATATTACCACACATAATAAAATAAAAGCTATGATTGTATTGATGGGTAAAAATGGCTCAACAATATAATTTTCCATTATTCAGATATCCCCATTAACCACAACATTATAAATATATAACAGATAGGTTCCATTATAATATTTTAATAATCTTTTTTCGATCCATGTATATTTCTGTTTGAGCTTTTACTTTCTTACAAGTAAATACAACTCTTTCTGGATTTACCTCGTTCTGCGCGATACGCTTTGATTTCAAACAATCGCTTAACGAGTTTTTGTACACATGTTCTATCATATTTCCGTTTAAAGTTAATATAAGTGCGAATACAGTTTCTATCATAATACTTTGCCTTTGTTTGGTCCTTCTTTTACCATGTATTTTTGTGTGCCGTTAGCACCAATCTCTACTTCTTTTTTAAGATGCT